GCATCGGTATGAAAATGTCTGACATCAAATTACCTATGATGCTAGCACAAACATACAAAGAAACATCAGATGCAAAAACAAATATTTCATCATCAGCCTTATACAAATATCTAGGCTGGAGTAGTTCAAGAAGAACAGGAACGAATGCAACACAAGGAGTATGTAAAAATGGAGTTCCATTACTTTTATACCTAGATATCTTTAAAAATTTCTTTGCAAATACACAAGAAAAAGAGTTCTACATGATAAGAGGAGGATTAAGTAGATTATCAATAGGACCTAACATCTACAAAATCCCAGCAGAAAATATGAAGTTGTATCCAACGAATAACACTACCGTAGGATCATTTGACGAATCGAGCAATTGGATAAATTATTGGAAAAATGTAAAAGTACTAGGTAAAAAAAATGGAAGTGAGGTACTCACAACTATGGCGAACCTAAGTTCGAATCCAACAACAGATACAATTACAATCGACAAAATTCCAACCGTAATAGAAGAAATTGTAAACGTTGAATTTGATAGGAATATAACCAAATATATAAACACTCAACTAAAACAATATGATTTAAAACTGCTTGATCAGATTAGAGATGTAATTCTGCACAAAAAAGGTAACGAAACGCTAATCCTACATGGGGCAAATTTGGACGCACCTCAAAACGGGTCAGCAGAATTAAAAAAAATGTTTGATGACTTAGTAGCAGCTCAAAGTAATAAATTAGGAGGAATGCTGCTAAAAACATACGACAGCGATATATTCAACAATTGGGTACAAACAGATTGGATCGATGGAGCAGGGAGCATCTCAGATATAACAAGTATCGACATCACAGCCAATGACGGAAAGCTGACAATGGATGCTCTGAACTTACAACAGAAAGTATACAACATGCTGAACAGGATCGCAGTATCGGGAGGTACATACCGAGATTGGCTGGAGACAGTATACACGGCAGGCAAGTACCTTGACAGACCCGAAACACCTGTGTTTATCGGAGGTATGACACAATATATCGAATTCGACGAAGTGATATCAAAAAGTGCGACAGAAACAGCATACGGAAGTCAACCACTTGGAGATATTGCGGCAATCGGGCGAGGAGGCAAACCACTAAACAACGGACATATACATTATCAATGCGAAGAGCCAGGATACATCATGGGACTGATGGCTATCACACCGATGATCGACTATTCACAAGGCAATGACTTTGATTTAAATTTACAAACAATCGACGATTTACACAAGCCAGCACTTGACGGAATCGGCTACCAAGATCTTATTCAAGAACAGATGGTCGGAGAGACATCCGCATACGAAAATGGTAGCTCTATAAGTAATTTAAAACATCTAACTGCCAACAAGACAGTAGCTTGGATCGACTACATGACCAACTACAATCGCACATTCGGAGATTTCGCGGTAGGAGAAGCATTAGACTTCATGGTATTGAACAGACGTTACAATGTAGGAGATAATAACACGATCAAAGACCTGACCACATATATCGATCCACAGAAATACATCGAGATCTTCGCAGATACAGATTTAACAAGCCAAAACTTCTGGGTACAAACAGTAATACAGGCAACGAGAAGAGGTAACTATAGTGCTAAACAAATTCCATTCTTATAATCATGAAAAAAATTAACAAAATAAGAGTAAACAACTTCGAAGGAATGATCGAGATGACAGAAAAAGGCGAAACCTTGATCAAAAAAATCCAAAGAATCCTTGACGAAAATGAACCATTAACGGACGGAGCACCTACGATCTATACGCCTAAACAAGCAGGAGTAAGAGATGATTGCAACATACGGACGGACAAGTGGGCTTTAGCTATGGATGCAATGGATAGAGTCAATAACTACAAACTAAATGAATACCTCAAAAAGGGAGAGACCGAAGCACCAAAGACAGCAGAAAGTCAAACCGAAGGAGGAGTAACTGAACCAAATCCAACTAGAGACAACTAGTCGGGTACGACTACGAACACTATATGCGAAAAAGGCGGATGTAAACATTTATATCCGCTTTTTAAAGCCAAAAAAGCGCAGTACGCATATAGCATATTATATCAAGTGAATATAAGTAGCGCTTCTTCAAAAGTAAGCGCGAAGAATGTAAAATTTTATTATTATGGCGCTAGACGTAAAAGGAGGAGCTAACGGAATATTATCCGGAGCTGCAACAGGAGCATCGATCGGAAGTATAATCCCTGGACTAGGAACAGAGATCGGAGGAATAGTCGGAGGAGGACTCGGACTAATCGGAGGATTATTCAAAGGCGATGATGGATTAAAAGACAAACAGAAACTAATGCAACAAGCATGGGAATATGAAAAGGAAGGAATGAGCCTTCAATACAACTATGGACAACAAGCAGCAGATGCTGAATATAAGCGGAACCTACAAATGTGGAAAGACACCAACTTTGGAGCACAAAGAGCCGAGATGGAAAAAGCAGGGCTAAGCGTAGGTCTTATGTACGGCAACGGAGGAGGGCAAGCGGCAAGCACAGCGGGCGGAGACGGAATGCAGCCAAGCGGACCGAAGATGAATCCTGTAGAAGCAGCACTACAACAACAAGCAATGGGACTACAACTGAAGCAGATAGAGGCGCAAAACAGACTTGCAAGTGCTGAAACAGCTAAAACATTGGCAGAAGCAAATAAAATCGCAGGAGTAGACACAAAAGGGCAGGATCTTGAAAATAAATGGCAGGAGATTGAAAACAGAATCCAATTAAGCAAGGAAAATATAGCAGCGGCAAACGTAACGGAAGCAAACGCCAATGCACAGAAAGCAGTCGAACTCTGGAATCAAGAGATGCTGAACACAAAGTATCTAGACGAAACTCAAGAGGAAAGAGTAGCAAAGCTAGTGGCGGAGATAGCGTTATTACAAAAAGAAGGAGCAGTACAAGACTCGATCGTAGACGTCAACTACAACACCGCAAGAAAGATCCAAAAAGAAGTAGAGAACTTCTACTACGAGATGGTAACAAAGAGAATGTCTGCTGAAGCGGCAAAAGAACAAGCAGCAGCTATGGTGGACAAGATCGCAAAAGATTATGAACTCGGAAAAGGACATCTAGACAACGAAAACCAAAAAAACCTCAGAGAATGGATCTACGGAGGAATCGATCAATTGTCAGAGATAATAGGATCTGTGAGTAAGTTCAAACAAGCACAATCTCTACTCAAGAGACTGGAAAAAGTAATTAGAAAACCAAACAAGTAATATGTGTTACTTCACAAAAAGAGTACTAAACAAGCGGTTTCTACCTAATCGAAAGAACAGGTGGAATCCGCCTGTATGCACAGACGAAAGATTCAGATACGTAGAAGTAGAATGCGGACACTGTTTTGAATGTCGTAAAAAAAAGAGAAGAGAATGGAGAATCAGAAACTACGAACAACTGAAAGAAACACCTCATGCAGTGTTTTTTACAGGAACAGTATCTCCACAAAGATATGAATATATCTGTAAAAGATATGGCTTTAAAAACGACGGATCGCAAGATAACGAGATAATCACAAAAATACACAGATTATTCCTGGAAAGAATCAGAAAAGAAACAGGTAAATCGGTAAAACACTGGTGTGTAACAGAAAAAGGACATACCAACACGAGAAGAATACATTTACACGGATTATACTATGCAAGAAAAGGACAAACTAAATGGCAATTGACAAAATTATTATATGAAAATTGGATAGACGGGTATAGATACTACGGAAGATATGTCAATGAAAGAACAATAAACTATGTATCAAAATACATGACAAAAAAGGATGAAGACAATCCTGACTATACATCAATAGTACTATGCAGCAAAGGGCTTGGAGCAAACTATGCAAAGGAAAACCAACTAAAACACAGATGGAATGGAGAAAAAACAATTATTACATATAAAGCACATAACGGACAAGATCTACCATTACCAAGATACTACAAAACAGCCATATATACAGACGATCAGAGACAATTACTATGGCTATATGCCGAAGATAAAGGAGTCAAGTGGGTAAAAGGATTCGAAGTAATAGAAGCTAACACAGTGAACAAAGATTACTACGAAACACTGGTAAGACAAAAAAACGAAGAAGGAGCACCATTACACGGTGACGTAGAAGAAGATATCATCCGAAAAAAAGCAATAAACCGAATGAATAAGTTGCAAAATCTGACACAAAGAAAACGAAATCAAAGAAGGGTGATAGCCAGAGAGGAAAAAGATCCGTTCTATTCACTAAAAGACAGGACCTACTGTCCGTTCTAGAGGCTTCGCTGCGCTCGAGATGCTTGAAATGCAACTCTAGGTAGCGCCTACGGCGGATTTTTACTCGGTCAACGACCTCGGCCGTTCCGGTGTCGAAACACCTTCACTCTACGAAAGCTCTCCGAGCTTCCTCCACACTATGCAGATTATCAATCAGTTATCGTTTCACGATAACATCTGGTCCGTAACAAACGGACTATACCATGCGGAATATTTTATTTTAATTTTACAGGGCGGTAAGAGTAGCTAAAGAGTAAAGATTTGTTACCTACAGAAACCGTTTAAGGACAGGCGTGTACCCGACCGAAGGTCGTGGTATGCGCCTTTGGCGATATCAAGGTGCTAACGCTCTAGGGCAACGCCCTAGAACCCTGTATTTGTCGCTCGCGCTATGGAAACGTTAAAGAAAGTTATAAAGTAACAGAGAAATTTGGAGAATCAGAAAAATTACGTACCTTTGTAGTGTAAGAAAAAACAAAAGTATTAACCGTTCCACGTGGAACAATAAAAACAAAAAAATTATGGCAGCAACAAATTGGACAATTATCACAAGAAGAAAAGACAACGGAATAGTAGTAACATTCCCATTACTGGCAAAATGGACTTACAAAACAGCGATAGCAATCGCAAATGAAACAATGGATACAAGTACGTTTGAAATTATATGCATAGTAGAAACCAATAAAGTAATGATAAAAAATGATAAAAAAGAAGAAAAAAATTGTACACTATAAATATGGTGCACAAAAATTCAATACATTTCGAGAACTAAAGTGGCACATGTATCTGAATATGCAAAAAAACACAAAAGACAATGCATATCAGATGTGGAACGACGAAATATTAAAAGAGTATGAATTTAATAGACAAGAAAGGAGGTTACTATGTAGAACTGTTTACGATTACGAAAAAATCAACCTTGAAAAATGGAATAATTGCCAAACTAAATTATTTAACGATGGATAAAAAGAAAATAACTTACGAAATCATAAAGATAATATGCACTGCAATCATCAGCATAACCGCAGTATTAACCGCACAGAGTTGTACAATGTCACTCAGTGTGAGCAAAAACAATCAAAACAGTACTCAAAAAACTGAACAAACAACAACTAGTTCGGTTGACAGTACAAAAATCAATATTAACCAAAAAAAATAAAAATCATGAACTTAAAAGAAGCCTTTAAAATCAGAAAAAAAGACGCAGAAACAGATGAAGTTATCATTACTATTGGTAATCACTTGGCTACTGAGCAAGTATTCCAATCAGAAGAAGAAGCCCAAAAAGTAATCGACGCAACAGATTGGAATCTAGTGGCAGCACTGATCTATGCTTGCAAAGAAGCTGAACAATGGGAGGAAAAACAGAAAGAAACAACAAAAAAAGAGGAGAAATAAACTATGGCAATTGTAAGAACCTTAGGAAAAAACACGCTGGGCGACAATAATAAGATGAAAGTCGCAATGAGAGACTATGACATGTCTACTCATGATATATCAACAGTGTTCAGATCAACAATCGGAGTAGGAATGCTTGTGCCGTTCTGCAAGATACTTTGTCAAAAAGGAGATATCATAGACATAAATCTAATAAACAAAACACTGAGTCAACCAACACTTGGGCCGCTGTTCGGATCATTCAAATTACAACACTTCATGTTCTTCGGAGGAATTCGGTTATACAACAGCTGGCTACACAATAACCGGACAGGCATCGGTATGAAAATGTCTGACATCAAATTACCTATGATGCTAGCACAAACATACAAAGAAACATCAGATGCAAAA